GTACTTAATAACTCCCCAACTTTTGCTTCTGATCTTGTTTGTAGTGTCAGACAGATTTGTCTGGCTTTCAAAAAGATTAAGCTGGCATGTACTCCCGAGAGGGAGAAGCGTGCCATGGAGAGTTTCATCGAGAATGAGCGCTCCTTTAGCATGTTCCCGTTGCCGAGAGAAGATGACGAGTGGTTCTCACGCGTCTCTTCTGTGCTATGGGATAATATCATGGGCGATATACGCCCAGATCAACTTATTCCAAGGCACGGTCCCGGACAAACCGCCGAGCGTATTCGCGGAAATCGCAAGTACAGTTGGCGGTTCTGGCACGATCGTCTTGAGCCTTATTTCCCTCTTCTTGATTCCGCTTACTCCGCTTCTTGTGGAGAACTCGATTTCAAGAGTGAGGAGCTCAAAATGGTTTCGATCGTGTATTCGGATAATGAGCAGCCCGTTAGGGTTACTCCTGTTCCGAAAACATTAAAAGGACCCAGGATAATCGCAATTGAGCCCTGCTGTATGCAATATGCACAGCAAGGGATTCGACGGGCGTTGTACCGCTTGATCGAGTCACACTGGCGTACTCGTGGCCACATTAATTTTCGTGACCAGAGTGTGAACCAGAGCTTAGCGATGAAAGCGTCTATCAGCGGTCGATTAGCAACGATCGATCTCAGTGATGCTAGTGATCGAGTTCCTATCGGTTACGCATTACAGATGTTCCGATCTAATCCTGATTTAAAGGATGCGATCGAAGCATGCCGTTCGACGCGAGCGGAAATGCCTGACGGTAGAATTATCCCGTTACGCAAGTTCGCTTCCATGGGAAGCGCCTTGTGCTTCCCAGTAGAGGCTATGTATTTCTACACGATATGTGTAGTAGCCCTGCTTCGGAGGCTCAACCTTCCTGTAAGTGCTAGAAACGTTAATCGTGTTTCTAGACACGTCTGGGTGTACGGGGACGATATAATAGTTCCCGCACGCTACGCGGCTACGGTTCTTGAACACCTGCGAAAATACAACTGCAAGGTGAACGAACGCAAGACTTTCTTAACCGGAAGGTTTCGGGAGTCTTGCGGAGTGGATGCGTTTTTGGGTGAGAAGGTAACACCTACTTACGTTAATACGGCACCACCTAAGAACCGGCAGCAAGTAAAAGAGTTGATTTCATGGACTGAGGCAGCGAACCACTTTTATAAACGTGGTTTTTTGCGAACCTCGCAGCTCCTCTTTGAAAAGGTGGAGCGGATCCTGGGAGAACTCCCATGGGTCTCAGAATCATCTCAGATACTTGGGCGTCACCATCCCTGGCCTACTGTTCCTCGTAAGAGGTATAACAGTAGGTACCAGCGGCTTGAAATAAGCGGTTGGGTCCAGGTTCCAGTTTATCGCACAGATTTTCTGGAAGGTTACGCTGCTCTGCAGAAGTCACTCATGAAGCTCGAGGGCTTAAAATCTCTCGATTCTCCACGGGATGGCTCTCATTTAGAGCGATCTGCACTTTACGGCGAAGTTGCCATAAAACGCCGTTGGGTCTCGGCCAGCAATCTGGCTGGGAGATCTCCGACCGATTAAAGGTCGGATCAGAGGGGGTACTCTCTCCCTTATTGCAGAAAATCTCAGGCGACGACCTGTCTGGGGCGAGAA